AGATTTGAAAGAATGGGTGAATATTATATGTCAGAATATAATAGAGAATTTAGATCAATACTAGAAGATGGTGTTGAGTATGATTCAACAGCAGATGGTTCAATTGTATCTAATGAAAGAGAACCTTTACATGGATATAGACGATTGAATAGATAATGGCTTTAAGTGTAAAAATTAGAAATAACTCTAAAGCTATTGAAAAACGATTTAAAAGACTAGAACAAAAATTTCCAAAAATAATTGATAAAGCAGTATTACAAGGTGGTTTTCAATTATTAGATATAGTTAGAACTAAAACACAAAAAGGCATAGATTTTAGAGATAGAAAATTTGCTCCATATTCTGAGGGTTATTTAAAAAAATTACAAAGAGAGGGTAAAAGAACTAATGTTGATTTATTTTATTCAGGAAGAATGTTAGGTGCTTTAACACCAAGTCCAAGAACAGTAAAGAAATCTGGTAAAAACAAAGTATCTATATCATTCTCTAATTCACAAATGAATCAAAGAGCATTATTTAACCAAGTGTTAAATGAACCAAAAAGAGAGTTTTTTGGCTTTAATGATAGAACAGAAAAGATTATAAGTAAGCAGTTTAACAGATTTGTAAAACAACAATTTGAAAGATCAATATGAGTGTACGAGAAAACATCGCATCTAATCTACTTAGTGTTATATCAGCCATATCAAGTCCTGATATAATAAAAGCTACAAGACAACCTTTTCAATTAGATGAACTATCAGATAAACAATATCCAGCAGTAATAGTACAAACATCTGAAGAAACTAGAGAAGATCAAGAAATAGGTACAGGTGCTAAAACAAGAATTGGTACTATTGATTTTGTTGTATTAGGCTTTGTAAAAGGTGCGGAAATAAATATTGACACAAAAAGAAATGAATTGATTACTGCTATTGAAACTGCCTTAGAATCTGATATTACAAGAAGTGGTAACGCACTTGATACAGAAGTTATATCTGTAGAAACAGACGAGGGTACATTGTTTCCGATAGGTGGTATTAGAATGACTATTAGGTGTGCTTACGAGTTTCAAGCTGGAACACCATAGGAGATAATATGAACAAAGATAAAATAATTGATAAAATTGAAAAGAAAATAGATAGTGTAGAAAAACTGCATGACAAAGAATCTTTAATGTGTGAGGAAATAAAAGATTTACTTGCAGAATTAAGAGATCAAGAAGATGATAATATTGATGAAGAAGAAGATTTTGATGAAGATTTAGATGATGAAGATATTGACGAGGAAGAAGAAAACGAATAAAAGGACTTATGGCTAAAGATATTAAATTATATAAAGATGGGAATGAAGTAACTATTAACGAAACTCAGCTTGATAATTTTTTAGATTTAGGTTGGAAGAAAACAAAAGAAGAAAAACCTAATGAGGTAAAATCTTCTTACAAACAAAAACAAAATAAAGATAAGGATTAAACGATGGCAACACACTTTGGTAAAGAGGGCGTAGTTAAAGCTGGTGGAACAGGTATAGGTGAACTTACAGGTTTTACTCTTGAAACTACTGCTGATGTTGTAGAGGACACTCAATTATCTGATTCAACAAAATCATTTTTAGCTGGAAGAACATCATTTTCAGGTACTTTAGAAATGAGTTATGATGAAACTGATTCTCCACAACAAACATTAACTGCTGGAACTTCAATCTCTTTTGTACTTGGTGCTGAGGGAGATGCTACAGGAGATGAGATTTTTTCAGGTTCAGGCATTATTACAGGAATGAGTGTTAATGTTACGTTAGATGGAGTAACTACAAGATCAGTTACTTTTCAAGGAACAGGTGCATTAACTAGAGGAACTGCATAATAATATTTTATGTCAATTATAGATAGAGTAAAAACTCATTTTGAGACTCTGCAAACGATAACTATTGAAGTTCCTGAATGGCAAGATGAATCTGGTAATCCATCTGTATTTTATTCAGAACCTTTAACACTTGAACAGAAAAATATAATATTTAAGAAATCTAGTAATTTTCAAGATTTAACAGTTCTAATAGATTTGTTAATGATGAAGTTATTAATAAAAAATGACAAAGGTGATTTAGTAAAAGCTTTTGACCCATTAGATAAATTAGCTTTGCAGAAAAAAGCAGACTCAAATGTTATCGCAACAATAGCAAATAAGATACTTGCAGACACATCACTAGAGGAAGCAGAAAAAAAGTAAATAGCGACCCTAACATTCAATCTTTGTTAGTGGTTGCTGATAGACTAAAACTTCCTATTCAAAACGTATTAGATATGCCTGTTAGCCATTATAATCTTTGGATAGCTTACTTGAAAAAAGAGCAAGATGAGTATAATAAACAAAAGAACTTAGCAGAAGCAAGGAAATATAAATAATGGCAAGTCAAAAACTTTTTATAGATATAGTTGCACGAGATAAAGCGACTAAAGCACTTACAGGATTAAGGGGTGGTTTAGCAAAAGTTAGAGGTGCAGTATTTAATCTTAAAAATGCCTTTCTTGGTTTAGGTGCTGGATTAGTTATTAGAAACTTAGTAAATACAGGGAGAGAATTAGAAAACTTACAAGTTAGATTAAAATTTTTATTAAAGAATACAAATGAGGGTGCAAAAGCTTTTGACAATATGGTTAAATTTGCATCAAGAGTTCCTTTCTCACTAGAAGAAATACAATCAGGTTCAGGAATATTAGCAACAGTTACAGATAACGCAAAAGATTTACAAAAAATGTTAGAGATAACAGGTAACGTAGCGGCAGTAACAGGATTAGATTTTAGGACAACTGCGGAACAAATACAAAGATCATTTAGTGCTGGTATTGGTGCGGCAGACTTATTTAGAGAAAAAGGTGTAAGAAATATGCTTGGCTTTAAAGCTGGAGCAACTGTTTCAATAGAAGAAACAGCAAAAGCATTTGAAAAAGTTTTTGGTAGAGGTGGACAATTTGGAAAAGCAACAGATGATTTAGCAAAAACATTAGGTGGAACTTTATCAATGTTAGGTGATAAAATTTTTGCTTTTAAAAAGACACTACTTGATGCTGGTTTCTTTGCTGAACTTAAAAGACAATTTGGAGATTTAGATAAATTTCTAGTTAATAATGCTGAAAGCATTGAACGAATAGCAATAGGATTTGGTACAACACTTGCAAAATCTGTTGTTGGTTTAGTAAATATTTTTAAAAGTTTAAAAGAGAATATTGATTTAATAATAACTGCTTTTAAAATATTAATTGCAATTAAAATTGTTGCATTCTTTATTTCATTAGGAAAAGCTATTGTTCCTGTATTAGCTGGTTTGAGAGGTCTAGCGGCTTTATCAGGTGTTGGTCTTGCATTAGTTGCGGCATCTGTTGCGGCAACAGTTGCAACATTTAAAGAACTTAATGACCAAATAGATAAAACTATAAAAGGAATTAATGATTCAATAGATTCTAATTTAAGATTGAGAGATACAGCACGAGAACTTGCAATACTTGGTAGAGAGTATAAAGCATCAACAGCAGATACAGCTAGAGAAACAGCTATACTTAATAGAGAATTTGAAAAAATACCAAGCACAGCACAAAAAATAATTGATAAGTTAGACGAATTAAACAGAAAAGCTTTGAATGAATTAGAAAGTAAATTTAGAAAAATATCTGATATTATTTCAGAGGGTATTGACACAGGAATAAAAAGAACATCAGAGGGTATTGCAAGATCAATAGTTCTTGGAGAAAAATTATCTGATACTTTTAAAAAGATAGCACAAGATGCAATTATTAGAATATTAAGTGGTCTAATTGAAATGGGTATAAGAATTTTAGCTAATATAGCGATAGTTAAAATTGAAGAAATGCTTGGAAGAAAAAAAGTATCTAATCAAAATAAATTAAATTCAGGTTTAAAACAAGAAATAGCATTAAGAGCAATCCTAGCTATGTTTGGTGGCGGCGGCGGTGGCGGTGGCTCATTCTTTAAATTTTTTAATAAAGGTGGTTCTGTAAGAAAAGATCAACCTGTTGTTGTTGGTGACTCAGCTTCAGGTAAAGGTGGTGAGTTATTTAATAATTTAGATGAAGTTACTGGTATGGATAGAAAAATTATAGAAAGATTACTTGGTAAAAGTAAAAACCCTATGGATACTTTAGTAGATGGTATTAGTAATTTATCAGGACAAGTTAGAAGCAGTGAAGCTTTTGATAAAATGGTTATCAAAAGTAATTTATTAAAAGGAGAATATGATAAATGGTTAGCCGCAGGTGGTGCAAAATCAGGACTACCAGAACCTAAACTACCTTTTTTATTTGATGACACTGGGCAAGCTCAAAAATATGCAGGAGGAGTATCTTCAGATTTTGAACAAATAGTACCATTAAAAGGTGATGCTGCTAGAAAAATAGATAGATTTATAGATAAGAATTTATCTTTAAAAGGTGTTGATGATGTTGAGCAAGCTAAAATAGATAATGCTAAAAGATTAGCAGAATCTCAAGGACTAGCTGTTCAAAATATTGTAAATCCAATAGCAGGTAAGGTTGCACTCAATGATGTGGCTGATGCTTTTATGAAGACTGAAGAAAGCGTGGGAACTCTGGGTGCGCAGATATATAACAACTTAGTTTTATATCCTAAAGGTACATCACAGATGGCTAAAACAATTCTT